TATATATGTTTTTTCGTGTTACATGTGTTACACCACTTTCGCACCCCTCTAACCCCCTAAAATAAGGTGTTCTTGTGTAACCCTAGACATGTTACAAGGTGTTACTACTTGAACGGTAATTCCTCCTGATATACTTCTTTAATAGGCTTAAATTCATTTTGTTCCGCTTTCTCAAACTCTTCATCTTCCAAAATCTTAAGCCACACACACCTTTTTACTTTTCCTTTTATACGCTTAATTCTCGTAGTCTTACCGCCTTTTTCATCAACCACTATACAATTATTATCTTTAGCCCAAGACATAAAAGATGACTCATTAAATCCCCCAGAGTTACACATAAATGTAAAAGCAGCCGGAATTATAAATGCCATGTTTTCTCCGTTTAGCCCCTTGTCTAGTATGCCCCACTGCTCGACATTGTTTTCATCATTAAACCTCGAGGGGTTCATCTCTATCTTGTCTAATAAAAACTTATAGCATCGTTCACCCTCTGACAGATTTTCGCGTTCAACTATATATTCTTTTGCCTCTGAAATGCTTACAGTGATATTATCTTGAAATAAGTGTTCAGATATTATTTTGTCAGCCGTCAAAACTATAGATAATGACAGGCTTTGCTTTTGTACTTCATCATCTATAGATAGTTTTCTTAAGAAATCCTTTTGAATTTCTCTTATTACATCTATTCCAAGTTTAGCTATAAGCTCTACAAAGTCTTTTCCTGCAAAGCCATAGTTAAACTTTGTAACTTCTATAGCTTCAAGGACATTAGAAAAAATATTGTCATTACATTCCACTTCTATAATTCTGTTTATAGCTCCACTTTGCTGTACATAAGACCTTAACGGATGCTCTCCGGTAGTAAGTATGCAATTCTCCCAGTGTTTTTCCTGGTTGAGTCCAAGTTCCTTAGTCGACCTTGTTTTTCCCTTCCCGGAACACAATGCATACACTATCTTTTCAAAATCCTTTTCAGTAATCTTACTTTTTTTGCTTGTATCATCCAAAATGAGTGGCAAATTATTAAGGAAATCACTTAAAGCCTCAAATCCCACGTCCGTACTCTCATAGTCCTTTATATACATTCCTTTGCCTGGATTTGCCCAAATAGAAGCAGCAACCATTAAGGCGACTGTCTTTCCGGTTCCTGATTTGCCCCATAAGTCTATGAAAAAAGGCAAGCCATCAACTAATTTTATAAGAACACTTGCAAAAGATGCCGCCAACAATAATCTAAGTGGTACTTTTGCCTCTTTCCTTAGTTTTTTCATAAAGCCATACCATTTTTCACGGTTTCCTTCTTGCTGTACGCTCTGATATATTTGCTTATACCTTGCATCGCCATCAAATGCTATACTGGTGTTGTATGGCAAAAATACATCTTTTATCCACCCCAATTTGCTTGAAGACTCTTGCACTTTTATAATATCCTCATTTGCATTTTCCACATCTGAAAGATATCTCACAAGATATTTAGCATTTTCGCTTGTTACTGCAATTCCTCGACTTGACAATCCTACTATCTTACTTGCGGATGCTATAGTGGATTTAGGTACTATTATCTCTTCCCACTTAAAATTTCTTTTATAAGCTATTTTTATTTGTTCCTCTCCTGTTTCAAGGTTTTTAAATCGCTCAATCGGAAGTATAGGATGATAACAGGCTAAAATATCGGAATATCCTGTAGAGGGATTGTATACATATATACCTTCATCAGTTGCAATCCACCCCCTACAATTCATACTTTCATACGGTCCTGAAAATTCAGTCATATTATTCGATGTAAACTTACTTACTTTCTTTTTCGCTCCATCTATTATCTTTTTATATATCCTATATAGCCTGTTAAATGATGTAAGCACTTTAAGCTGTTCCGCTCTTGCCCTTATAGATTGTACAAGCCTTTCCCTTGCCAATTCGTCTGCTTCATCAAAAATATCTTCAAAGATTTCTTCAGACAGTATGCTTTCGGCATCTAATCTATCCAGTTCAACCATCTTTCAAAATCCTCCGTTTCCCAATCATCCCAACCATTTTTGCAGGCATATTTGTTGTATAAATATTGAAGTTTATTGTATGTAGCAGCCCAGTTATCTGACAACTTCTCGGCATTTTTCAACATGATTTTATACCGTTTTGCTATTTCCTCGTCTTTTTCATCTCTCTGTGTTTCTCTTTGTTTTTTATTCTTTTCAGTTTCTCTTTTCTTTTGAGCTTTGTACATGGCCATTTTCTGACCTACACTTAATTCGCTTGTAGTACCTCCTAGTAGCTTAAAAGCAGACTGAAAATCTATATCGTTATACTTTTGCTCAAAATCAAGTACATCGCCGTGAGCACCACACCCGAAACAATGAAAAGACTTATCGTATATCTTCATCGACGGCGTTTTTTCGTTATGGAAGGGGCAGCATATAAAACCGCCCCTATTCACTTTGATTGAATATTTATTTAGAATATCAATCATTTTATATTCTTCTTTTATCTCTTCAAGAGTCATTATTTAGTCCTCCTGATAGGATTTCTATTATCTTTTTTCCCATTTCTTCTTTGCTGCAAAATAAGAATATACAACCATATCTTTCCTGCATTGTGATAAGACTTTTTTGCAAGATCTTACCGCTTGGAGATCTTGTTTTAATCACTAAATCCTTGCCTATATATGGATTGTAAATACTTTCTTCCCTTCTCGGATTGAACCATTTATGAACGTCTTCCAGCTTTCTTATGCCAACCTCGTTTTCGCATAAAACAACAAGCTTTATGCCATATTTCCTTGCCCGAATAAGTTCATTTCTAAAACGTTCATGCTCCTTTTTACTACTACATACATTTCCACAAAGTTCTTCAATATTCTTTTTTCTGTCTATTGCCAATCTTGGATTGTCAAGACTGACATAATCGCCCACAAAAGCTTTAGAACGGAAATGTTTAATGCCTTGTTTGTCAAACTCCTCAACTATATGAGTAATTGCCTGCGGCTTATCTCTTGTATCTATCTGTATTACCATTAGCACCTCCTAATTAAATGGAAGTGCTGGATCGTCTACACCATCCGGTATATTCATAAAACCATCTATATCAGGTTTATTGCTACTATTAGAACCCGAACTACTATTCTTACTATCAGCAAACTCCTGTTCTTCTATAATCACATCTGTTGTATAGACCTTCTGACCTTCCTTATTGGTATAGCTTCCTGTTTGTATGCGACCTGAAATAAGTATCCTCATTCCCTGCCTGAAATACTTTTCAGCAAATTCACCCGACTTATCAAAAGCTATGCAAGGTATAAAGTCAGCCGTCTGACCTGAACTATCCTTGCGTCCTTTTCTATCTACTGCCAGCGTGTACCTTGCTATAGCCATGCTTTTCTCTCCGGTAGAGTATCTTATTTCAGGATCTCTTGTAAGCCTTCCCATTAGTACCACTTTATTCATACAATCTCCTTTATTCTGTTTTGGGGAAAGAGCCTTCATCTAAGCATTTGCTTAAATAAACAAACTTAGGCAAAAACTCTTTATTTATAAATTTCTCATCATATTTAATCAGATGTATACTTATCCTTGACTTATCTATATCAAGATAGTAATTTGCATATTCTGCTTCTGTAAGGGCATAAGCTATAATATATGCCTTTCTAATGCCTGTAGCATACATTTGTACTTGTACCTGCTGCCAATATGCTTTAGATACCTTAAAAGCCTTATCCAGCTTATGAGTTTTGATTTCATATATGGTATCCTTAGTGCATCCGTCAAGGTTTACCCTGAGTCTTCCCCATGTAATTTGAGCGTCTTTCACAAGCTCCGGGACGTTAATTGCATCCAGTATTCTATGCTCATAATACGTCCCGGCAAGTATGGCATCCGTTTTTATATCTCTACTTAAAAACCCTTGCTTAGTTCTATACCAAGCTTCAAATGTTTTTGTTCCATAGTTACCAACTACAAAACGTACATCTGAAGCTCCGATATAGTAGCTCCTGTCTGAGTCATGTATCATAATTAAGACTCTTTAAGCAAAACATTCAGATTATGCTCTACTGCTGCAAGGGTCTTATACATATTCAGATAAGACTGTAATTCTTCTTTGGTCCTTCCTAATTTTTCAGCTATGTCAGTAAGGGTTAAGCCTTTTTTGTTTAATGCCGTAACAGTTTCAAAGACTCTTTCCTGTACCTTGCCTATATCATGATATTGATTAGCATTTTGCTGCTTTTTCTCGTCCTCGTCTTCTTCCTCCAGCCATAAATCAAACCCTAATCCGGTGTATATGGCTACTCCTTTTACGAAAGACCTTGTCATTGAATTCCATATCCTTTGCTGACTCATGGAATTATCCTTCACTGGATTTGCTCCATTCATCAACGGAGATTGCATATAGTAAACTTTGTCATCTATATGTATCTCTATTCTTGTTTCATAGCAGCGGTTTGTTACTCCGTTTTTGTCTGTAAAAACTTCGTTTGTTGCTATCAAACTTGAGCCGGTAGTAGGGTTTTGTATTGGAAGAAAATAAACTACTTCCGCTCCATTTTTGTGTAGCAAATCTATGCACTTGCTATAATTTAGGTAATCCATACCGTCCCTTTTCTTGCAATATGGTTTTACATCAATTTGACGCATTTCTTCATAACTTTTTAGCATTACTTATATCCTCCTCCTTAATTATTTATACTTATACGGAATTTATCTATACAATCTTCGCATACATAATCGCCTTCAATCATGTATGCATAATCTTCATAAATCCGCTCACCGCATTGACTACAAAGCGGCAAATCTTTCGCTTTTTCCTCGAGCGAAGCATAATATCTTTCTGCATCCGCTACCGGGTCCTCTGTTCTAAATCCAACCATCTTGCCCTTCTTTCTTTAATATGTTAAAATACCTGTGTGTGTTTTTATTTGTGCCTGTCTTCCTGAAAAGGTTGCAGGCTTTTTATATCTGTATCCAGTAATAGATCAGCACAGCTTAGATACATTTTTTTATTAGTTTCTATCTCCCTAACCTCAATTAAATTCGGAAACAACTTCATTACTTTTACAAGTACCTTTATCTTTTTCGTTCCCTTGCCAACAGATTTTTCAGAAGGGTCAGGATACAAGTAATGAAACTTGTCGCCTATTTTGACAGTTTGCATTACTTCCTTTGTAGTTACACCTGCCTGCCTTGTATTTCCTATCATTTTAACTCCTTATAGTGTCCTGATTTCTTCATAAAATCAGGCGCATCTAATTCCTTATTCTGCTTTCTGATTGTCGCAGAAAAAGCTATGCAATCATCTAGCTCGCTATATGCTATATTTATGACTTTGCTATTATCAATGTGCATGTGTTTTAAGAAATCTATTAACATCATGACTCATATCCTCCTCAAGTAGTTCTTTTAATCTCTTAATTGTTTCCTGGGTATTATTTCTATGCCTTAGATGGCAAAGATCTATATCATTTAGATAACAGCTACAGTCCTCGCCTTCCATTCCCGGCTCCCAGTGTGGTGTAAATATTCTTACACTTGCCACTTTAAGATCTGGTCTTGTTTCAAAAAACACTTCTCGCTTTTTCAAAATGTTTATTTGCAAACATAACTCAAAGACTTCTTTAGCCCTCATTGCTTCTTCACTTGTCATTGTCACTCTCCTTAGTACTCATAATCCCACTTTATATCAATTTTCTTAATTATTTTTTTTAATACATATT